GTTTCACAACTTAAGCATGTTGACGATCTGATAAAGCAAAAGGACCAGACCGCGGCCGTTACACAGGCTATGGACCTGTTTGGCGATACCATGGCAAAACGTGGGGAGCAGGCTTACGACTCGCTGACACCGTTTGGTCGCCTGTGGCTGGATATCAAGGGCTGGGCGTCTGAGGCCATGCAGAGCATCGGTCAGTGGGTAGCTGAACTGGCATCAAACACACTGAAGGAATTCAACGCAATTTATTACAGCGTTGCGATCGTTTTCCAGAAGCTGAACCAGATTATTTCTTCCTCTATCGCTGCCGCGATTAATCTCGTTCCAGACTGGGCGAAAACAGATACTTTGCAGGGATGGCAGGACTACAACGAACAAATGGCCGGCGCATATGGTGACAGCGTCTCTCAGCTGAAAAAAGACTGGGATGCGGCTGATATCAGTGCAGGTAAATACCTCGATACGACCAGAAAGATAAGTACCGCAACCACCCAGAAGGATCGGGAAGGAGTCGTTGCTTTTGGCAAAAAGACCAAAACCGGAAAGCAGAGCACTTTATCGGCTGGCGATCGCAGCACGGATGCTGCCCAGGCCGAATTACTGGCGCTACAGGCACAGTTACGCGCGCTGCAGCAGCATAAAGGGCTTAACGACACTATCAGCCAGCAGCGCAAAGATCTGTGGACGACTGAAGCGAAATTTCAGGTGCTGGAGGAGGCCTCGCGTTCACGTTCACTGACAAAGCAGGAGAAATCCCTGCTGGCGAGTAAAGACCAGGTGCTTCAGTTGGCACGGCAGAAAGCCCTGTTAGGTGATCAGATTACCGCACAGGAACAGCTGAACAAGCGAATGGATACCTCGCAGAAATACGTCACTCAGATGGCAGAGAAGCAGGCTGCATTAGTGAACGGTGCCGGGATGAGTGAACGTCAGGCACAACGTGAGCTGGCAAAGAGCCAGCTTTCTTCTGGATGGATCAACTCAGGAGGCACGCTTGACGACGAGGGCTATCAGAAGCAGCTTAAAGCGGCGAATGATTACTATGATGCAGAGGACAGGTTGCGTGGCGACTGGTTGACCGGCGCGAAGAAGGGCTGGGCTGAATTTGAAGACAGCGCGACCGATGTTTACTCGCAGGTTCAGACGATTACCAGCAATGCTTTCACCGGGATGGCCAGCACCCTGACTGATTTCTTCACCACCGGTAAATCTAACTTCTCAGATTTCCTGTCTATCTTCCTGAAGGGCATCACCCAGATGCTGACTCAACTGGCTCTGGTTAATGGAATGAAGTCAGCCTTTGGTGGAACGTGGTTCGGTAATTTCCTTGGAATAAAACAGGCGTGGTCAGGCGGTTATATCCCTGAGTACGCCAATGGTGGTGCGGTTGGCTATACCGGCGATGGCGGTAAATATCAGCCTAAGGGTGTGGTCCACGGTGGGGAGTTTGTTTTCACCAAAGAGGCTACCAGCGCGTTGGGTGTTGGCAACCTTTACGCGTTGATGCGAGGCGCTCAGGGCTATGCAAACGGCGGGTATGTAGGCACCGCGCCTATGTATGGATTGCAATCCGCTGGCGCTGGCAGTGTTACTGTTCAAACGTCTGTTGTTGTGCAGAACCAGAGCCCGCAACAGCAAACAAACGCTGGTAGCGATACGATGTCCCGAGCCTATAAGCAAACTATTGATCAGTCAGTGCGCGAAGGTATTGCGAAGCAATTAAGGCCCGGAGGGCTCATCTGGAATGCAACGAAAATGCGTTAATGGAAAACTTTCTTAAAATTCGGTTTTAATTGATGATCTTAGGAAATGGATAGTCATTGACCAAATAATAGTTAATGTTAGGATGTTTCTGATTGTAACTTAAGGATAATGCAATGAGAAAATTACTAGGGCTGACAATTCTGACTTTACTGGTTGCCGGATGTACTACGCCAGCTAGAAACTATGTACCCCAAACGAAAGAGATAAGTATACCGCCGCTTAATACGACTACGACTACCTATGTTGGTGAAGATATGGTTAGACAGGGTATCGACGCCAGTATTGATGCTATTCATTTCAATCAGGCAGTTGAGATCGGATCCATAGGGGTATATACAATCCCTGCAGGTGACTACGTAAAAATTGGCGAAGATTCCAAATCTGAGTTTTTCTCTAATGTAGAAAGATCATCAGGTGCCCTAGTACCGAATCGATTTATGGTCAACGATCCAACTCAAAGTATTCAGCTCAAAAAAAATGGTGAGATCTGTATTGTGACAATCTATGGCGCGACCAAATGTGATACAGGGAAACCATATTCAAAAGTGAAATTTCAAACAGAACAGCAGTCGGCTTTTCAACAAACCTTGATTTATAATGGTAAGGTTGGGAATAAAATAAATATTGGTTATCGTGAGTTTCAGGGGGGATTGGCAAGAGCTGCCTTCTCAAATGAAGTAGAATATGACCTTTCTGAATCAAAAACCATACGCTATAAAGGTGCTGTTTTAGATATCCTTGAGGCGAATAACCAGTCAATCACTTTTAAGCTTACGCGAAACTTTAATACCAATTGAAAAATCTTTAATTTATTTATTGATATATTAACACCTAACCCGCTTCGGCGGGTTTTTTTATGTCCGGAGATAGCATGGCAATCGAAACGTTCACCTGGCGAATACAGATACAGGCGGGAATGGAAGGGTCATTCAGCCTTAAAACGCGCTCTGCAACCTTTGGCGACGGCTATGAGCAGATCGCCGGGGAAGGCATTAACCCTGAAAAGCAGTCATGGCCTGTCACACTGACGGGTAAAAAAGCGGACATGCTTCAGGCCCTGAAGTTCTTTCGTTCTCACGTCACAAAGTCATTTATCTGGACATCGCCAGTTGGCGAAACAGGGCTGTATCGTATCGAGGCTGAATCAATCAAGTCACAGCCCCTATCAAGCAACGTTCTGACCATTTCCGCAACATTTAAACAGGCGTACGCACCATGATCACAGCAGACTATCAAAGCCTTGAGCCCGGCAATAAAGTCCGGCTTATCGAAGTTGATGGCTCTATGTTCGGCGTGGATGATGTACTGCGATTTCACGCGTACAACCTTCCGCACACGGAAGAAGAAATCGCCGCCGCTGGTGGCGATGAATCAAAGCTGAAGGCGAAAAGCATCTGGTGGCAGGGGGAAGAATATGCCGCCTGGCCGTATCAAATCGAAGGGCTTGAAGCCTCCACCGACGGCAACAGCGCCCAACCAACGCTAACGGTTGCAGATATCAATAGCAAGATTACGGCGCTGTGCCTTGCTTATGACGATATGCTACAGGCGAAAGTCACTATCCATGACACTTATTCGCACTATCTCGATGCGAAGAACTTCCCAGCAGGTAACCCAACAGCTGATCCGCAGCAGGTCAGAAAACGAGTTTTTTATATTGATAGTAAAAGCAGCGAAATTCCGGGTGAAAGTATCGAATTTGTACTCGATAGCCCTATGTCGTTACAGGGAAAGATGATCCCTACGCGACAACTTCATTCTCTGTGTACATGGTGTCTCCGGAATAAATATCGCACCGGCGACGGCTGCGACTATGCCGGAACCAGCTATTTCGATAAAAACAACAACCCGGTGAGCGACCCTTCTCTGGACGAATGCAACGGCACGCTTACGGCCTGTAAGCTCCGGCATGGAGACGGCAACGAACTGCCGTTCGGTGGGTTCCCGGGCACGTCTTTGATCAGGAGCTGATATGCGTCAGAAAACCATCGATGCGATTATGGCCCATGCTGCAGCTGAGTATCCTCGCGAGTGTTGCGGCGTGGTGGCGCAGAAAAGCCGTGTTGAACGTTATTTCCCGTGCCGTAACCTGGCTGCTGAACCAACGGAACAGTTTCACCTTTCACCAGAGGATTACGCCGCTGCTGAAGACTGGGGGACGATAACGGGAATCGTACATAGTCACCCCGACGCGACGACACAGCCAAGCGAACTGGACAAGGCTCAATGCGATGCAACGTTGCTGCCCTGGCATATTGTCAGTTGGCCGGAAGGAGACTTTCGAACCATTACTCCTCGCGGCGAATTGCCGCTACTCGGGCGCCCGTTTGTGCTCGGACACTATGACTGTTGGGGCCTGGTGATGAGCTATTTCCGGCAGGAGCACGGGATCGAGCTTAAGGATTACCGTGTAGATTATCCCTGGTGGGAGAACGACTACCCGGACAACTTCTATCAGGATTGCTGGTACGAGTGTGGTTTCCGTGAATTCGACGGACCGCCGAAACCAGGCGATATGGTGATTATGCAGGTTCAGGCCGACAAGTGGAATCACGCCGGAATACTGCTGGAAGGCAATATGCTGCTGCACCACCTGTATGGTCACCTAAGCCAGCGAGTACCTTATGGTGGATACTGGATGGATAGAACAATAAAAATTTTGCGGTTAAAAAATTTTGCTATCCGACCACTTCCATATGTAAAAAACTAATGTGTGGTTGTATTATATAACACCTGATTTTTTTTGTAAGGTTATTCTGTGAGGCGAGTACCAAATACTAGTTCTAACTATATAAATAGTGATGAATATAATGATTTATTTCATGACCATATGGACAAGGCTTTAGAGCGAGCTCTTGATACTAGGAAGTTTGAAATTGATCTATATTGGCGTCGTGCCACCTATTTTTGGACGTTCATAGGTGCTACATTCGGTGGGTTCTTTGTTGCCTACGCTTCAACCTCACCTAAAAGGCAAGACTTATTAGTTATTCTTTGTTGTTTGGGGGTGGCTTTCTCGTTTGCATGGTTTTGTGTTAATAAAGGCAGTAAATACTGGCAAGAGAACTGGGAGAAACATGTCGATCTTCTTGAAAATAATTCTATTGGTCCATTGTATAAAATTGTCCTTACAAGAAATGACGATATGACACGCCGGCAAAAGGCTTTTGATGTAATAACGGGCCCTGCAGCTTTGTCAGTCTCGAAAATTAATCAATTGATTAGCCTGTTCGTATTAATGCTTTGGGTTATTTTGCTTGTAAATTCCTTGCTCCCGTTGGATTTTAATCTTCCAATTAAATGGTTTTATATCATTCTTGTATTTACAACCATTCTTTTTTGCGGATTGGTAATGCTGCTAGGACGTACATATCATGGAGGTCATTATCACTTGGCAACGCTAAGGAAATCTCGAATAAAACCTGAGCTGGAATAGTTAACTACGCCCGCTTAGACGGGCTTTTTTGGTGGTGATATTATGTTTTCCATAAATAATGAATTAACAAGAGTTGTGCGATTATATGGTATTCTTGGTGCAACGTTTGGTAGGGAATATAAATTATCCGTAGCATCACCGAAAGAAGCCATCCGCGCATTGTGTGTTATCGTGCCAGGCTTCGAGCGTTTTTTGAATACCAGCAAGCAACGTGGTTTAACTTATGCGGTATTCAGCGGGAAACGAAACCTCTTAAACGATGAGCTTAATATGGACAGGAGCACAGAGGAAATCCGCATCGCGCCGGTGATCATCGGCAGTAAGCGAGCCGGGGTGTTTCAGACAATCCTCGGGGTTGCCCTTGTCGCTGTTGCTGCGTTCGTCACGGGAGGGGCTGCGATCGGGATTGGTGGTACCGCTTTCGCTGGTGGATGGGGAGCTGCGGCGGGGATTGGGGCATCAATGGCGATCGGTGGCGTAGTCCAGATGCTTTCTCCCCAGACAACCGGGCTCGCCAGTAAGCAATCTGCTGATAACCAAGCCAGCTACGCCTTTGGTGGAGTAACAAACACGACAGCCCAGGGCAACCCGGTGCCACTCTTGTACGGCCGGCGCCGTATAGGTGGTGCGATCATCTCCGCCGGTATCTATGTTGAAGATCAGCAGTAAGCATGCTGTAATGGGCTTACTTAATATGGGGTGACTTGAGCTTAGATTCAAAAATGAAAAAAACATCTATTCTTTTCCTTTGTACTTACTTATTTTCAGGCATGGCTTTGGCTGAGAACCATTACATACCTCTCCTCTATAATTTATCTACTATGTTTGATTTCAATCCAGTTAAAGGAGCTGTCAAATCCTTGGATACTGATGTAGAAGAAAATGGGAAAGTCACTTATAAAATTGCCATCAGACTGGATAAGAATGGGTGTGTTGAAAGCTTAGATCTTGATAACGTTTCCTCTGGAAATGAAACCATTCTAAAAAATAGTAATGGAAGTCTTGTTGGTCAGAGAGATGGCAAGCCTTTCTCTATACAGCTCGATGAAAAATGTAATATTTTGAGTAAAAATGAAAATGGTGACGAGTTACGATATAGTCTTTACTCGAATGGCCTAATTAAAGATACATATTATTTGGGTAAAAAGATATCTGAGCATTTCTATGATGATGACTCTAATTTGACGCGTTCTGAGTTTTATGGTTCCGGGAAGATATTATCTAAAAACGAAATATCTTACATTGATAAATCCAGAAAGCCACTTGATTATAAAATTATAAATACATCGGTTTACTCAGAAGGTTATACTGCAACGAATACTTGTCATTATAGCGAAAAGCTTGTTCCTGAAATATGTAAAGTAACAATGCAGAGTGCAGGGAATCCTGTGCCGAAACCAGTATTTATGACTGCAATTACGAAAGTTGAATTCTACTAGATTAAACACATTCCAATAAGCCACCTCCGGGTGGCTTTTTTTATGGGCGCAATATGGCAACTGCAATCGCTATAAAAGGCCGCAAGGGCGGCAGCTCCGGTTCCCGAACCCCTACCGAACAGCCTGATGATCTGCAATCTGTAGCCAAAGCCAAAATTCTCGTAGCACTGGGAGAGGGGGAATTTGCCGGGCAGCTGACGGCGAAAGATATCTACCTGGACGGAACGGCTCTGGAGAATGCTGACGGCTCCCAAAACTTCAGCGGCGTCACGTGGGAATTTCGCGCGGGAACTCAGGCGCAAAAATATATTCAGGGCATACCCGGTACCGAAAACGAAATCAGCGTAGGAACTGAGGTATCGAGCTCTACAGCGTGGACGCATACCTTTACCAATACGCAGCTTTCAGCGGTTCGCCTGCGTCTGAAATGGCCTTCGCTTTTCAAGCAGGAAAACGACGGCGATCTGGTCGGTTACTCGGTTAATTATGCGATTGACCTGCAAACGGACGGCGGCACATGGCAGACTGTACTCAATACCAGCGTGACCGGCAAAACGACGTCAGGTTACGAGCGCAGCCACCGTATTGATTTACCTCAGGCTGGCAGCACCTGGACAATCCGACTCCGTAAGATTACGTCTGATGCCAACAGCGCGAAGATCGGCGACACGATGATGCTGCAGAGCTTCACCGAGGTAATTGACGCCAAATTACGCTATCCAAACACAGCGCTGCTTTATATCGAATTCGATTCCAGCCAGTTTAACGGCTCTATCCCGCAGATCTCCTGCGAGCCCCGCGGCCGTGTTATCCGCGTACCGGATACTTACGACCCCGAAACCCGCACTTATAGCGGTACGTGGACTGGGACATTTAAATGGGCCTGGACCGATAACCCTGCCTGGATATTCTACGACCTGGTGGTTAGCGACCGTTTCGGACTTGGGGATCGTCTTACAACGGCCAACATAGATAAATGGACGCTCTACCAGGTTGCGCAGTATTGCGATCAAATGGTACCGGACGGCAAAGGCGGAAGTGGTACCGAACCACGTTATACCTGCAACGTCTACATTCAGGAACGCAACGACGCTTATACGGTCCTGCGTGATTTTGCTGCCATCTTCCGTGGGATGACCTACTGGGGCGACGACCAGATTGTGGCGCTGGCGGACATGCCGAG